GCAGGGCTTTGTTCTCTTGCAAGCGTTGTTGAATTACGCCACCAAGCAGATCCTCCATGGATTGCCCTTTGCCATCGCCTTTTTCGGCAAGCAAAGGCGGGGGGGTTGTTTTTGCTGCTGCGGGCTTTGCGGTACTAACTTGCCGCAAAGATTTTATGCGACCTTCAAGAAATTTCGCTTCTTTTTCCAGTTGCTGCATTTCATAACGCATCCCTGGCAAAACCGGAACGCCGCCACCAAGCACTTGTCCATCAACGCCTGTAATTTGAAGACCTGTTTGCAATTTTAATCCAGCTTTCGTTGCGGCATCAATTTGCTGTTTTAACTCACTAATTCTTGCTTTAACATTGAATAGGCGATCATTTGCTTTTTTGTAATCAGGTCCGGCCAAGGCTGTGTTAATTTGATTAACAGCCGCAATTCCAAGATCAAGAATTTCTTTTAATGTTGGTTTTAAAACTTCTCCAATTTTTCTGGCCACACTCTCTACGCCATCAATCAATGTGCTGAACTTTCCAGCCAGGGTATTGCTTTGCGCAATGGCGCCATTGGCGTATTTACCGCCTTTTTCTGTTAAGCGTACGAATGCAACTTCAACTGCCTCTGCACTAATGCGGCCTTTGCTGAGCGCTTTTTGGAACTCCTCGCCGGTCATTCCATACATCTTGCGCAGTTCTTCCTGCAGCGCAATGCCACGCTCTTGGAACTGCAGCAACTCTTCGCCCTGCAGCCGACCCTTGGCAATGACCTGTCCATATGCCAGCGTCAGTTCACCTAGATTGGCTCCGGTAGCGCCAGCAACATCACCTAGTCGGCGGGTCGTCTCAACTACTTTGTCGGCACTAACCCCAAACGAATTAAGCCGTTTGGCTGCATCAATTAGTTCGGTGCTGGTGAATGGCGTTACTGCGCCAAGTTGTTGTAATTGTTGAATGATTTGGGTGGCTTTTTCAACACTGCCAGTTAACGTCTCAATGCTGCGCGTTTGTGTTTCTAATTCAGATGTTTTAGCGATAACAAACTTAAGGGCTTGAATAGCGGCAAACGATCCGGCAAGTTTGCCAATCGTACCCTGCAGTTTGTTGATAGCTGAGTCAGTTTGGCTTGATGCGCGATTGACATCACGCAGCGCGTTGACCGCCTGCCGCGAATCAACCCTTAACTCAACGTTGGAGACTGCCATGGCGTCAGTTTACCTACGACGAGCCTTGTCCATCGCTTCTTTCTCGCGTTCGCCCTTGATCTCGTAGTAGGCCGCAAAATGGACGAACTCAGCATCGGTCAGCTCAGTCCGCAACCGGCTGACCGTCATGCCAAGCTCAGTAGCCAGGAAGAACTCAAAAAAGAGCCAACTGTCCTGGCCTAGCCTTTTTTTGCTTCCTCTAAGTCAGCGTCACCGCCAAGGCCAAACAGAAACAGCTCCAGATCGTTCAGCACTCGCTCAGGCAGCTCACGTTGCAGCTTGGCTGCATCAGCCGCTGCAAATGCTTTGCTGCCGTCTTCCAGCTCAGCGATCTGGCACAGCATGTAGGTGCTGATCTCCAGCGCCTCATCAGAACCTGCCATCGTTGTGGCACGTTTGCGATCGGCGCGGGTGATCGGCTTAAAGTAAAGGTCCAGCACCGTATCGCCAGCATCATTCTTGATGCTGAACTTACGGCGCTGGTTCAGGTCAAATGCACCGGCTAGCAGATCAACCGGGCGTTGTGTGGCAGGCATCAGATGCTCAGGGTGAGAGTTCCGCTGGAGACGAAGTTGATCGTAATCATCTCAAGCTCACCAACAGTAGCGGAGTATTCAGAGCTTGTCACCACAATGGTGCCGGTGATCTTTTTGCCGCCGGTTTCATCCAGATACAGCTCAACGGCTGCATCTGCCTCATCGGCGGTTTGGATTACATCTTTAATCAGATCCAACTTGTCACCAGCGCCGGGGGCGTCGTACATGACCTCAATGGTACCTGAGCCGCTGATAAGTCCACCCACGTTGGCGCGATATGTCGCGCCTTGTGAGGTGACATCCAGCGATTCCTTCTCAACGGTCATGCTCCAAGACCGCACAGCAGCGATCTCAGAAACACCGCCGCTACCAGCCTTGTCGAAAAAAACTGTACCTTGTTGCCCGCGATAAAAAGCCATGATCAGATGCTAAGGGTAATGGTGCCGTTAGTCACGAAGTTAATGGTAACAACTTCGATTTCACCAACAGTAGCCGAGTATTCGGCCGATGTAATGACGCCATTAAAACTGGCCTTTTTGGTTCCCGTTGTATCAAGAAACAACTCAAACAGCGCTACGCCTTGATCGGTAGCAGTATTGATATTCTTGATGAATGCGTTGGTTTCGTCAGCGCTACTAGCGGTGTAAAGCACCTCGCATGTGCCGCTGCCGCTGATCAACCCGCCAACATTGGCGCGATAGGTGTCGCCAAGAGCGGTCGTGTCAAGCGATTCCTTTTCAACGGTCAAAGACCAAGACCGTGTGCTAGTGATCGTGGAAGTTGAAGAGCCAGCATCGTCAAACTTGACGCTGCCTTGCTGCCCTCGGTAAAAAGCCATGGCTAGAGATCCTCGAAGGTTTCAAAGGTCAGTCTGACCTGTGTTTGGAAGAAACCCTCCGGTGCTGGCGCAGCCACTACCTCGGGTCCGATCGGCGGGTCAAAATGAACGCCGCTGACTATGGCTCTATTGTAAAGGTCCCGGATGCGTTTTCCAATCGTCAAGTTAGCGCCAGGTCCAACGCCTTTAGGCGTGAAGATATTGATTGCCACCACACCGATCACGCTGTTGCTGCTGCCGGTGGTGCCGCCCATGGTCAGGTAGTCATTAGCGCCAAAGCTGACGAGGCACTGCACCCATGAGCTATTGGGCGTCGGTACATAAGGCTGATTGTGAAACACCACCGGAATGACAGGCGCTAGCGCCAGCTCGGTGGCAAGTCGTGCCTCAATCGTGGCGCGGATGGTGTTGAGGTTTGCAGCAGCCATCAGCCTTGCCTCCTGATGCGCTCCCAGTTCTGGTCTACGAAACGCTGCATCTCACGAGCTGTACGGTCCACCCATCCTGCCGGTGCCTGCTTGCTGGTGCCTAGCACCGCCAGCGGCTCGGCATATGGCAGGTTGTTGTGAACGCTGTAATAGTTGCCCAGCCTCTCTTGCCCTGGTTGGTAGTTGCTGCCCTTGGGCGGCGTGATGCCAGCGCCGTAGCTGCCTTCAGGTGCAGGGGTGCTGTCGGCTGCGTTCTGGCCAATCTGCCAACTAACGCGGAACCGTCCGGTATCGACGGGACTTTGCTGTTTAAGCCTGCTATCAGTCTCCAGCACCGTTACACGCAACAACTGCTCAAGCTGATCGCCCATGTAGTTGCCAATGTCGCGGATGGGCAGGTTGCTCATGCTCTTAAGATCATCTCGTAGGTGATCGCGGTGTTGTCCTGCTCGATCGTTTGGACGCGGATGATCTGATGCACCACGCTATTGATCAGCACTTTGTCAACCGTGGTCGGCGCTGTGCTCAGATCCGCCGCTGCAATGATTAGCCGTTTATCACCAGCCTGCACCAGCTCATTCACCTCGCGGATATTGACATCTTCCAGCACGCCCCGGACGGTCGTGTCTGTATTGGTTTCAGCAATGGTGCCAGTTGCGGGGTCGTAGCTGCCGGTGGCAACACGGCGGATCGTTGCAACACCGCCAAAGCGTGCCATCAGCTTGCTGGCAACCTTCCGTAGCGGGCTAGCAAGTGCCATCAGAGTTTATAGGCGACGCAGTGGCCATTCTGCAGCTTGATGCTGGTAAACACGCCGTACAGCGTGGTTGCAGCGCTAAACGACTGGCCGGACAATGTGGTACCGTCCCAGTTTTGAGCAACAATGGTATCAATCTGGGTGTTGGTCGTGAAATGAATCGCGCCCCAGCGACCTGTTCGTGTTGTGGTATCACCGACAAAGGTTGCACCAATTGAATAATTAATACCGAAAAAATTAGGGTCGCTCATGATCAGATCCTGTAGGCTACGACTTTGCCGCTAGCCAGCGTGACGCTGGTAAACACACCGTCAATGTAGTCACCAGCCGCCAATGGCACTGACGTAAACGCATTGCCGGTTGCGTTTTGCACCGTAGCTGTACTAATCACAGCGTCAGCCACGGCATACAGCCTGAAAAACCTTCCGGCATGAGCTGCCGTGTCGCTGATGTACTCAAAACCAACGCTGTAATCATCCATAATCAGCTCCTGCGGATAGCGACGTTGCCAGGTCCACTGATTCTAAGGCCAGTCAGGTAACGCTCCATAATCGGCGGCACCTTATCCGCACCAACAGCGCCGTACCCAAGATTTGGCGTCACGTCAAGGCTGCCAATCTTGACGTTCTTGTAATCTTCCAGTCCGCTCAAGCCAAGCCCATCAGGGTTGTTGTTCAGGTACGTTGCTAGCACGACCTGCGCATATTGCACCTGCGTTGGGATTTCGGTATCGGTGAAATAGTCCGTCGTGATACGAAATGGAAACCCAACCGCATAGGTGTTGATGTAGGTGTCAGGCTTGCGCACACCGGTACGCGGCCACTGCAGCGCCTGCGTATCGGTCGCTCGCGCACCAAGGAACCGCTCGCGATCTAACCGTTGCGTTGCGGTAAACAGCGCACGATTTTTCTGGTCAGTCGTGGCTGATGCCCATGCCGTCACATCAGCATCCTGCACAAAGCCATCAATGATCGCTTGCGCTGCTGCCAGCGTCAGGTAACTGTTTGCGTCGGCCGCGCCTGGCGTGGCCACGATTGTGATTGCCATCGTCAGGCTCCGGTATGTCTAGTTTAGGCTCTGGCATAGAAAGAGAGGCCACCTCAGTAGAGGCAGCCTCCTTTTCACGCAGTCGCCGGAAAGCGAACAGGCCCATCAAGCAACCGCAGATGCGGTAGAGCCAAGACCGTACAGAGTGATTGCCTGAGAGCCAGCGGTCACGTTAGTGACGTAACCAATAAACTCCTTGGCAACATTCTGCGCAACAGTGGCAACACCGGAAATGGTCACGCCAGAACCACCGGCAATGGTGATGGTAATGGCAGAGGCCGCTGCGTTCAGCACAACCACACGGAAGCAAGTGCCAACTGCGCAATCACCACCGATGGCGGAGATAATCGCAGCAGCAGAAGCGGTCGTGTAGGTAGCAGTGCTGGTGGGGATACCACGCACAATCGAGTTGTACGACTGTGCAGCAGTCAACGTGGCGGTGTTTGTAACCTCCGCCAAGGTGCACTGACCAGGCAACATGCCATTAGGGATGTCACCAAGCTCAAAAATTGAAGCCATGATTGATTGCCTCAGTCGAAGTTAGAAGCGTTGGTAGCGCGCACGATGCCGAGGTTCTTCAGCTCGTACACTTTCGACCAGTTGCCAACGGTTTCCAGTTGAGCGCGGGTCGGGTTGACCGTGGTCACGCCCCACTTAGCGCCAACGGGGTGATAGCAATAGTGCAGGTCGATCGACATGGCATCGCTCTTGGCGAGGATGTCACGGTCGGTTTCGGTCTGCATTGCCATTTGCTCACCGCTTGCCACTGCTCCTTGAGTGAAGAAGTAGGTGGCGTACTTGGTCGAAGAGCCGCTGCCAGTGGTCTGGACATCGTCAGACACGATCACGCGCAGACCCATATAGGTCGGCACGGTCACTTCACCGCCGTAAGCAGCAACCAGCGAACCGCCCGATTGGGTGGTGCTGGTACCGCGTGCTTCGTTGGTGCTGACGTAATCAATCGCCTTGCGCTCAACCAGGTCGTAATAGACCTTGGAGTGCATAGCAACAGCGGTCAGTTTGTCGCCTTGATCGCCCAGCAACGAACGAGCCTGTGCAACGTGGCGTGGGCTCAGAACGGTCGGGGTATCACCTGATCCACCATCAATGGTGAGATCAAAGAAAGCAGCAGAGTTGGTGCTGGTGGCAACACCACCGAACACACCGCCAAGGCAGGACAGCAGGTCCTTTTGGCGCTGGTTGGCAACGTAGTCAGCGATCTTGGCGCCGATAGCAGCCATGGGGTCAGCGCCAGCAGCGAGAGCTGCAAGGTCACGGGCCTCAAAGGCACGACCACGGTGCAGGATTACACCGACTTGCTTATCAGCAGTGATTTTGCCGGGGCTCAGCGAGCTGCTGTCAGTCAACACCTCGAAATCGCCGGACAGGTTGGCCTTCCAGAAGGGGACGTTGATAAAGTCACCACCCTCAGTAGCATTCAGCTCCGCCATCGGCTGCACCACACCGCTAGCCAAGAAGGCATCACGCTGCGTGGTTTGCTCGATGACGTAAGGCGTAAAGACCTCTGGGATGATGATGTCAGAGCGAAGAGTCGCCATGATTCATCTCGGGGGAATGGTTTACGGTGTGGGCGCAGCCCAATTCACCAGCGCAGCCGGTTGCAAATAGCTTAGCGGTTAGCTGTTGCCTTCATGCGGTCATACAGATCACGGTCTGTACGAAACAGCCGCGCCTGTTCTGTCAGGTTGAATGTATCCCTGTTGAACGGATTGATCATCCCAGCAGGAATGCCCCCGGTGCTGGCACCTGCTGATGGTGCACCACTGCCTTGTGGTTTGGGTTGCTTCTGCATCCAGCTCGGCAGCGTCTTGGCCCATTCGCTGACGGGTGTGCGCTGATAGCCATCGACCACCACGACAGTGCCGTCAGGGTCGCGCTCGATCTGGTCTGCGCTCAGCTTGGTCTTGAGCACCAAATCAGGATCGTGCACGATATCAGCCAATGCCGTCACTGCTGGTGTGACGAGTTCCAGCTCGCGCACGCGTGCTTCAAGTTCAGTGATGCGCTTGTCCTTTTCTGCTGTCGCCTCGCGGAACTGCGCCTCTAAGGCTTGCCGCGCTTCTTGGTATTTGCCTTGCGATTCAAGCTGCTGCTGTTCGTAGTTGCGCTTGAACTCAAGCAACTCGTCAACATTGACACCATCAGGCAGTTTGGGTGCTTTGGATTTTGCTGCGCGCAACTCAGCAATCAGCTCTTGGTTTTTGCGCTCCAGTGCTTCAACGCTGCGTTGCAGGTCAACCTCAGTAGCCGCAGGCTCCTGGGTTTGTGTTTCATCGGACATGGATAAGCCGCAGGCTTAATTACGCTGCCATCGTAATGGCGCGTCGTGATCGTGTCAAAGCGTGAATGGGATACGCCTGTACGCGGGCCGTGGAATCCACTGATTAAGCAGTGCCTTGATGCCATAGACCGGCATGAGGAGCTGTACCGCAGCACCGGCAACGGCTGGCACGCCGCCAAAGCGCAAGACTTGCGGTGGTATGTGGCGGAGTTGAAGGACTGGATTCACACGCAGGAGCGTGTCACCATTTCGTCTTATCCGCCCAAAACGCAGCGCTGAGCTTACCTTTGGCAATGTTGTCAGCGTGCCTTGCCTTAAACGATGCCCGCCTGGCCTTGTCTGCTGCTGACTCGCCTTTGCGCGGTGGTGAGCCAGATACGCCCTGCTGCCCAAACCGGATCAGCTTGACGGTCTCGCCTTCTTTGGCCAGTACCGCATGGGATTTAGTCGGGTGGTTTGGCGTGCGCTTGGGTTTGTTGTAACCCTCAAATTGCTCGCCGCGATAGGTGATCATCGCCGTGGTGCAGGTTTCAGCTCTGACCGCTTTTTGATGACCGCATTGCCGGTTGACTCGGACTTGATCCGCACGATCGGATCATCCATGTTGCCGACGCGGGTGACGCTACCGCCGCCTTGCGTGGGTATAGTCGCCCGCTCACCGCCGATGCTGGTGATCACGCCAAAGGTGCGTGCGCCTTGGTAATTCCAGCTAACCCGGTCACCGCGTTTCATTTCTTTTTGCCCTTTGGCTTACGGGATTTGCCAGCTTCGGACAATGCAATGGCAATAGCCTGTTTGCGGCTCTTGACCGTAGGCCCTTTGCCGGGTCCAGGCTTGCCGCTGTGCAGCATACCAGCTTTGTACTCGCCCATCACCTTGGCAACTTTTTTGTCTGCCTTGGTTGGTTTCTTAGCCACCGTACCTAGCGCGGAGTTGCTCCAAGGTTAGCTCTGACCCATCGTCGCGGACCAATTTTGCAATGGCATTCTGTGGTCCGTATTTAGCTGACAGCTTGTCGAAATAGGCAACCTTGCTAGCGCCAAGAGCTTTCGCCTTAGTCGGCAAGTCTTGTTTAGCCAGCCACTGCCCGTAGGATTCATTTGCAGGCACCTGTCCCCCTTGGCTAGCGCGGGTGCCTGCTGGTGGCGGCGTGAATCCAAGACCCTCGTAGTCGATCACCGGAATGGTCGTGCTGCGGCAGTTGAAATGCTGCGGCGGTGTCGGGCCTTTGCCATATTCAAAGGTTTTACCGTCCAGTGCTCGGCAGATTGCACTAGTGCGCGTGTCCAGTGTGGCGACGTACCGATATCGCTTGGTGATGTCTTGATTGGCCTCATACACCTGCTGGCTGGCGCTGTTGGCCACCTGGTTAATGCTGGTGCGCACCAAGGTGATGACTTGATTGTCTGCCACTGCTGTTGCCTGCCCGCCTGCAGCAACAAGCTGCCGCACGTTACGCGCACGCTCGCCAAACTCAAGGCTACCGATCAGCCGTTTGGCAATGGCAGGTGTCGGTTCACCGGTTAGTAGCCCTTGCCGCACCACCTGCGAAAACCGCTCGGCTTGGTCAACAGCAATGCCACGAAACGCTTTGCTGACCACCTCACCGTTGGGCAGCGTGATGGTGGCGCCTTGTGCAGCGGTAAGACTGAACGTTGCCGGTGCGCCTTGGACAGCAGCAAACAGGTCATCCGAAAGCGCGACCACATTGAGTTGTGTCGGGTCGGTCGTGACGACCGATTGCGCAAATTGCGGGCTGATCTCTACGGTGTTTACGGCGTCACGAGCGCCAGCCGGGAGCGCCTTGCGGAGCTGCTCAACGACAAACTCGGACTGCAGTTGCGCGATGCCTTGCAACTCCCTAGCCGTCAACTCGGTGCTGTCACCCGCCCAGGTATTGAGGCTGTCTTTGAGTTGCGCCAAGATGGCACGCAACCTTGCGGCCTTGACCGGTGCGGCCAAATCGTCAATCGTCCGCAGTTGATTTACTGCATCAATGATGATGTCGTTGTAAGCATTGATGATCCGCCGCGCAACGCTGTTGCTAAAGCGGTTCAAGTCAATAGCGTTGCGGTATAACGCTTCCATCAGATGATGCCAAGCTGCTCTGGTTTGTACTGCGAACGAATGCTCACGTTAGCGCCACGGTTTAATGCACCCTGCACCGCTGCAGCAAAGGCGTCATAACCGTTTTGGCCATCTTCCATGATGCGCAATTCATCCACTTCATCAGCTTTGCCGTTTTTATACCACGTCAGCCGTATCACTGCCAATACGTCCTCAGGCAGTTTGCACATGGTGTAATCAAGTTCCTGCTTGCGTGGTTTCTTCGGCTCCATTGAGATCATTAGATCCACCAACCAGTCTGTCAGCTTGTCCAGTAGACGGTAGATCAAGTCCCGCATTGGATGTGGCCTCCAGTTCTTGGTCTACATCAAAGTTATCGCCCAACACATCGCCTTCGGCAAGTTCGGTCAGCAGCGTTTCTTGGCTGATAGTGCCAGCGGTGTACAACGACAGCAGGGCGGTGATGTCCTGCGGTTCAAGGCGTGCGCCAAGGAAGTCGCGGTTGACGTAAGCGCTGCCAGCAGCGGTTGCATTGCCGAGGTACTGCGCGTGCCACTGCAAACAGTTGTCAATCATGTCCTGCATATTTTGCGCAATTACCATCATGGTGCTGTCGCCTTGGCTGCGGTCGATGCGTTTTGCCTCGGCGGTCTCAGCGCTCAGTTTTTGGCCCAG